GTCGATTATTTGATAAAGTTAGTTGAGAGCTTGCCTTATCAATGTCAGAAAAGTTAGTATCAAATGTTACTGTTCCAAAGCTATCATAAATATCACCAGCCATGCCGCTGATCGTCGATTGGACACTCTTGAATTGATTCTTAAGTCCTTCATTCAAACCGTTCATGATAGCTTTCCCAGCTGGAATCAAGAGACGTTTATCATACTCAATCGGCCCTTTATGATCACGAATCCAACCAGCTATTCCGCCAACAAAATCCGTTACACCTTGCCAAGCCGATTTTAAACCGCCGAGAAAGCCGTCTAAAATAGCTCTACCAGCATCCCACAGATTGATATTTCGCAATCCGTTAAAAATACCCGTTACTTGAGAAACCAAGTTAGAGACGCTTTGAACCATGCTATTCCAAGCATTTTGTGCCCCTTGGACAATCCCATTGATGATACCTTGGATAGACGCTTTTAAACCATTCCAAGCTCCAACTGCTGTAGATGTAATTGTATTCCACAGGCTAGATAAGAAGTTCATGAAATTATTCCATGTGTTTTGTGCTCCCTGAACTAAACTGTTGATTAAGTTTGTAACCGTAGTTTTAATCCACGTCCAAGCAGAAGAAGCTACACTCTTGATAAATTCCCAAATAGAAGACAGAGCATTTGACAAGTTTTCAAACATAGCTATACCATAGCCAATAATGGCAGTTACTACGCCTATAAAATAGGTTTTAATACCTTCCCAAACAAGACTAACCGCATTTTTAATACCATCCCAGATAAGCCCTAAATCTGCTTGTAGTTGAGTAAAGTTTCCGGTCACTAAATCAATGATCACTAAGACTGCACCCAGAACAATTGACTTGATAAATTCCCAAGCACCTTGAAAGACCATTTTTACACCTTCCCACATTTGAGTAAGGCCGTCTTTCATACCATTCCAAATATTCATAAAGCCGTCAACGAAAGGCTGGACGATTGCCATGATTGTTTGTGTGACAACTGTCCATGCTGTGATTGCAGCGGTTTGAATACCATTCCACAAATTTGTAAAGAAGTCAACAATGCCATTCCAAATATTCTTGATAGTCTCAACAGCTGCGTTCCAAATAGCCGTTACACCGTTCCATACATTACTGGCTCCTTGCGTAATACCAGACCAAAGACCAACAAAAAAGTCGGCAATTCCTTGCCAAGCTTGCTTTATCCACTCAACAAAAGCTGCCCAAATTTTGCGTCCAGTTTTAGTTTGAGTGAAGAACCAAACTAATCCAGCTACGAGCGCTGCAATAGCTGTTACCACAAGTCCAATTGGATTTGCGGATAAGACAGCATTAAATATTTTAAAAGCTCCACTAGCTCCCATGGTTGCTGCGGCATTCGCAGCTGTTGCTGAAGTTAGTGCTCCTGTGCGTACAAATTGAGCAAGTGTATAAGCATTTTGTATTGCTAAAATACCATTTCTTGCTGCTTCAATTCCTTTAATAACGCTAGTAACAACCTTGTAAGCTGTCAAAGCCGTTGTTATTCCAACGACTGCAGCTTTTAGTGCATCTAAAGCCACAGGGCTATTTTTTAAAAAGCTAGTAAATTCTTTAATTTTTTCCGATGCTGCACGAATAAATCCTGTTACAGATTCAAACGCTGCACCAACACTATTTACGCTTTTTTCGCTACCAGCAATACCTAATAAATCCCTAACAAAACTTCCGACAATACCAGCAATATTACCGATAGTCGCTCCGATATTTTCAAAGGTTATACGGATGTTCTCAGCAATATTGACAATTTGTGTCGCTGTCGTTTCATCAAAGCCAATCATTTTTAAAAAGTCAATATTTTTCTTTTTCCCCATTGACCCAAAAATCATGTCGTAAAACGTACTAAAAACTCCACCTATTTTCACAGCTAAGTCATAAACTTCTTCCATCACCGCTTGAGCTATACTATCTCCAAAAATCGCTCCTAAAGCTTCTTCTAAAGCAAAACCAATAATCTGAGGTATTCCTTTTAAAATATTTCCAATCATCGGGATGAAATTGTTAAAAAAGAATACCTTTGTTGTGTCATACAAAGCTCTTAGAGAGGGACCAATGCTTTCGCCTAAGGATAATTTACCCAGAACATTTTGAGCAGCAGCTTTCATAGCAGAAAAAGACCCGCTGAAAGTAGAAGCTGCTTCTTTTGCTGTCGTGCCTGTAATATCCAGATTTTCTTGAATAGCATGAATAGCTTGATAAACATCGGACAAGTTGTTAATGTCATACTTAACACCTGTCAGTTTTTCAGCGTCCGCAAGCAGTCGCTCCATCTCGGTTTTTGTACCACCATAACCAAGTTTTAAGTTATCCAGCATCGTATAGTTTTGCTTAGCAAAACCTTGATAGGCATCCTGAATACGATCCATAGATGTGCCCATTTTGTTGGCATTATCAGACATATCAACCATGGCCATATTAGCCACATCTGCAGCTTTTTCGGTATCTCCACCCAAAGACTGCAAGAGACTAGCAGAGAAGCCAGTTACATTTTCCATGTAAGCATTAGCGGACAGTCCGGTAGTGCGATAAGCCTCATTTGCATAGGCTTTGACCTTATCAGCTGAACCCTTGAAAAGGGTTTCGATTCCTCCAAGTGATTGCTGAAGAGCTGCCCCTTCTGATAAGGCGGAAGTAAAAGCTTTACCGATTCCAGCCGCTGCGATGACACCTGTTACAGCTTTTACAAGAGTAGAACCAAGGGTTGATCCAGCACTTTTACCTGCTGCACTAGCTTCCGGCGAAATAGCGTTTTGAATCGCTCCACTAATACCTTTAGCAGATGGCATAATCTGCACATAAGCTTGTCCTAGTTCTGTTGCCACTAGTTCTCACCTCCAGTCTTGTTTAAAATTTTTGCTCTCGCTTTTTCAAATTCCTCGCCAGAAATAAAGACCATTTCATTGCTTTCTTTTTTTACTGCGGTTAATTTCTCTGTAATAGAGACAGGTCTATTGTTACCTTTTTGCCCATCTTTGGTTTTAAACCATGTAAGCAGAGAAAGCCTGTCTAAAATGCTGGCTTGTAAAAGAGTATCAAATGACACTCTTTGTCCAGACATCACTAACTTAATACGAGAATTTTCTCTGAGGCCATAAGAAAAAACAGCCACCTGATAAGCAGGCAACTGTCTATAATCGTATATGTGATACACTTCAGCAAGGTCGCAAATCAATGCGTCTTCATCTGCTTGTATCATTTTGGCGAGGAGGGCAATTTTTTTACCTTGTTTTGAGCTTCAAAGATTTCTTTAATAGCTTCTCCCATTTTGTCCATTGGCACAAGACCATTTTTATCACGCACATGCTCTTTCAAAGCATCTGCTTGATCGCCTAGTAAAAGTTTTAGCAATTTAGGCAACACAAGAGGATTCGTATCCACTTCTGCTATTGCTTCTACTAGTTCATAGTTGCTTAGACGTTCACTTGAAATTTCAAACGAAAAACCTGATGTAGTCGTACCTTTAATTGATTTTGACATCTATTAAGCTCCTTTAATATATTCATAGTGCGTGTTCCCTTCTTTATCAGGAAACGCAGTAACAGTTGTCTCATAACCTACCGTTTCACCGTCTTTATAGGCTACTTCCCCGATTTCGGTCACTTTTCCTTGAGGAATAACAATCCGTTTGAGTACACCGCCTTTAAGAATAACCTCCACAATAAGACAATGTTCTTTTAATTCAGTAGAGTTTGCTTTAACAGCGATACCTGTCGCTAGTTCTCCCGTTACATTGGTGTCTCCATAAATTTCTTTAAGCACTGCCAAGTTTAGCGCTTCGATTAGTGTGAAACCAAATGTATCCTTTTTCTCAGTTTGAGAAGAGTTAACCACATCTCCGCCCCAAGCCTTAATGTCTTCCGATTCTGGGCTATTCGTGTTAGTAAGTCCGTCCTCTGAGATGTAACCCAATGATTTAAACGCTGTATTAAGAGCTGTAGTTGCATCTGTTGGAAGTTCAGTACCTAATGGCGCAGAGTAAATTGCCCCACCGACTTTAGGTTTTGCAGTTGTTACATGTGATGAATTTGACATCTTATTCTCCTTTTTAATTTTAATAATGGTTAATATCAAATACTGCTTGATACCGGTAAGATTTCGTTTCGGTATCAGTATAGTTATAATCGCTATTTAACGAGACACCACTAATATCATCTAGCTCTATCAAGCCTTCAACAACATCTTTGACTTCTTCGTTTAATAGCGCAGCATCGTGCATAGACTTAGCGTAACTCTGAAAAGCAAAAGTTGACGACTTCAACTGATTTCTCTTGCTACTGCCCGTCTTTTCTATCACGACATATTTATCAGGGCATTTCGCCTGATGTTCAAAAAAAGACGGTACAGTTAAATGACCGTCAAAGTATTTCTTGATGATAACTTCAATCATTTAGCGCACCGCCTTTAAAAGTGTATTGTTTTTGAGATTATCTTTCTTGGCTTTGCGAGTTTTAGCACTCACCATTGCATTTGCACGATTGCGTCCAATATGGATGTCCTGCTCATAACCATCGCCGCATCGGTTTTTGATGTTGCTTGCGTGTTTTGACAGAACTGTCTGCATAGCAGATGATTTCATCAACTCTGCCACCCCTGCACGATTAAGCTTAAATTTCATATTACTCATAATGTTCCACCATCACTTTCTTATTCCACTCAAGCGGAATCATTTCTTCAATACCAGCTTGAGGGATACCAACTGTCCGCCAACGTTTGCCAAAAAATCGAACCTCTTTATCCGTCCAATTGTTTGTGTCACCTTTTGGAATGGCAAGTGTGTACTCTGCCTTCTTTCCAGTCAGATTGAGCTGATTTGTGATGTCTTCAGTTGTAGACGGGCTGACCAACACATTCTCAACCGAGATTTCTGATTCTTCATAAATTGGATGCCCAAATGGGTCTGTTCCCTTTTCGGTCTTACCAATCAATATCACAGTCATGCCTTTAATCCGTGTCATAGATTTCCATCACCCCAAATCTCTGCCGTTTCAATCCCAGACGCTTCAACTCATTGTCTTTGATAAACAACCCACCGCCAGGAACCAAATAAGACCCGCTAAACGAGTAGCCTAAGGCGCTCTCCGTGACTTGGGTCATCGGTTCCTGATTAGTAGATGTCATTAAGGTACGAGCGACTACGTCAACTGTTACAGATTTGACAACTTGAGCATATGACGGACTGTCTGCGACTATCTTATCAAGGTCTTTTCCGACTTTTTTAGCTTCATTCCGCAAAGCAGCAGAGACCACTTCCAGCAGTGCCTCTGCCCTTTGCTCCTCTTCAGATTTCAAAGTCCGCCA